TACTAATTTACCAGTTTCCTGAGATAATACTTGAACCCAAGGCCAGTAAGTAGCACCATATGATGAATCGTAGCTATTAGCAGCTGTATTAACAGTTGAAACAGCAGCACCATAATTAACCATATCAGCGATAGCCATTGTATCACCTCTATTTTCACAATTAGCCATTAAGGTACTTAAAATACCAGGAGCATTTTGATAAGTAACACCAGGTAATACAATCCATTCGTAATCGTATTCGTCAGGATTTGAAAGTAATTCAACTGCATTTGAGTAATCACTTCCTGATAAACCTTGGATATTGATATTATCGATTTGAGTATACATTTTTAATCCTGTAGAAGCACCACTACCGTTACCGAATAATGGACCTGTAGCACCACCAAAGGCACCACCATAAGAGCCAGAACCTACAGCAGGTAAAGAAGCAGTATATGCAGAATTAAATGTTCCGTTATTTAATAAGTAATTTGGAGTTGGAGCTGGTACGTTTGATACACGAACATATCTACTTTGGTTAACATATGAACCAGTAACTTGAATATTTAAATTACCATCACCATCAGTAACGATATTTTTAACTTGGTTACCAATTACATATTCAATATAATTTGGTGAATTTGGATCTAATGAAAGATTTAACCAAGTTTCAACTACTAATTGTTGGTTTTGAGTATCATTACCTTGACGAATAATAAGATTGAATGTACCTGAGCCTGAGTTAACATTAGTTATAGCCCAACGAATATTATCAACTGAACCGCTTGTTAAAGCACCACCTGATAAGGTTGCATTACCACTTCCTGTTTGGTTATTCATGATAACACCTTCTGAAAGTGTTTCAAGAACAAACGAAGCACCAGTACCACCTAAATTAGTGATTTGAGATGAGGTTGCTGGGGTATAAGAATTATTAGAACCAGATACTACTCTAGTTACTAATAATGATTCGCCACCTTGTTGGAAGTAGTTATATGCAGCTATTGAAGTTAAATATTCAAGAGTTACACCACCACTAACAAATGAAGCACCAAATTTATTCTTATAATCAGAATATGAGGTTACTATAGTTGGTATTTCTACTGGACCTTTAACTGTAGGACCGATAATAGCAGCACCAACAGCAATAGGACCTGAAGTTATCTGTGATTGATCGTTTTCGCGAGTCAATACACCAGGAGATAATAAAGTTTCAGCCATGTTTTAATTAGATTTTGTCTACTGATAAATATATGAAAAGTATCTAAAAATTAAGCACTGATAGCCTCTAATGCGCCAGTTTTTAAATCTATTTTATTATCTCCATATTTTTCAGATATGCGCTGAGATATTTCATATTCGCCTTGAACAACTTTATTGAATTGAGCTTCTAGCGATTGTTTTTGTGCTTCTAAACGCAATTTTTCGTATTCAAGTTCGCCTAAAGCATATACTAATGCTTGTTTAGCTTGTTGAAGATCTTTAAGTTCTTGTAATTCTTCAGCAGTAATTTGTGTTGGTTTTTCTTGTATAATTCCCATAATTAAAATTCTTTATTTTTCATGAATGAAACGATTATATATCTTTTACCACTTAAAACAGGACGAGCTCCGTGTTTATGTGTTATATTTCCTGGATGTACACTTATCCACCCTTGTGGAGGTCTAGATAATTGTTTTTGACGCCAAAACCAAGTACCACCACCTGTATAATCAACATCTTTTTCAGATAAATTTACTAGAGCAGTAATATGTGAGTTATCATGATGTAAACTTAAATGCCCTTGAGTATCAGGTGTATAACGTGCTAAAAAGTTTTCAGCTTGTAATTGATCCCATCCTTTACCTTCTAATCCAAACTTATGCATTGCCATAGGCATAACAAATTCCCAAAGCAAATCATAATATATTTTATCAAATCCAATTTCAGTTAATACAAAATCTGTTGTTGGATAAAATTCATGACGAGCAAAAGTCCATACCTTAGCATGTTCTGCTTCTTCAATTATTTTATTACAAAATTCTTTGGTAAAAAGTGGGTAAGTATAAGTACCATCAAATTCTTCATCAACAAACAAATCCCACTCTTTTTTAATCATACCAGGCACTAAAAATTTTCTATGCCAGGCAGCCGTATCATTCCAATATTGGTATAAATCTGGATGTAACGGAGTATATTCTTTATCCATAATCTTTATTTTAAAAGGTTCTATTACAGGTTCTAAATGTATATTTTCAGTTTGTGATTTATTATCTTTTTGAACTATATATTCTACATTAGTAGCAAAAGCATTTAATTTACGTTTATCATGTTTGTTTAACAATTCAACTACATCAGTTCTAAAATGTGTATCATATAATGTAGGTAAAAATTCGTCTGTTGGAATTAAATTTTCCTCTAAACGTTTACTAATAATTATCTCAACTCCTCTTTTGCTTAAAGCATAAGCATGAGCATTAAATGAAAATAAAGGACGATTAAAATAAGCATTAATCTGTTGTTCAGGTAAATCTCTCATTAAATTTCTACCTAAATGAATTAAATCCCAATTTTGAATAGATGAAATTATGCTTTGTGAAAATTTTTCATTTGGATAAAAGTCCTCCTCTAGTATTAATACAGAATTAAATTTATTTTCATAAGCATCTTTCCAACACTTTATGTGAGATAATACACATCCTATTTCGCCTGGAGTTATATTTCTTAAATACCATTTTACACTAGTGGTGAAATTTTTTTCATTACGTAGAGTTTCAAGCTCTTTAAAATCTTTCTTTTTCCAACCATCCCAAGCTTTAAATTCAAATCCAGGATTTGGTTTTCTACCATCTACACCATCAATAAAAGCTATTGATTCATATTGTATTCCACTTTCGTCAAGTCGTTTGATAGCATCTTCTTTATATTCATCTGTTTTATTAAGTGAAATAATATAAACACAATCAAAACTATAACAACTATCTAAAAAGTTTTTCCATACTCTTCCAATGACATCTATATTGAATAAGAAAGCATATACTCTATTACGTGTTAATCTATCATTATTTGTTATAAAATCTATTACCTTAATTCTATCAAGATACCATCCTAATTCTTCACCTGGATGTTTGATAAATTCTGCTTCATGAATTATTTCAGGAAGTGCACCTATTGGGGTTGTAATTATTTTACAACCTGCTAATTGTGCTTCAACCGCAGTTATACAAAATGTTTCTTCGTATTGTGTTGGATAAAACCAATATTCTGCTTTGCTATATTCTCGGCGGAGAGTTTTAGCGTCAACATTACCAATGAATTGAACGTCCTTTAAATTTAGTTTCTTATACGTTTGATTAAATACATCTAAACCATATTTGGGGCAAAATACCTTTAATATAGCATTTGGTTTTATATCTTTAATATAATACCATAACTCAAGCAAAGTATTTAAGCCGCGTTCAGGATGTGACGAATATATAAATGAATCTTTTACCTTTTCTTCTTCAGTAAAATTAGCAACATCAACACTATTATAAATTACTTCAATTTTATCTATTGGGTAATTATACTTGTTAGCAATATATTCTTTATGCCATTTAGAAACACATATTATACCTGATAATTTGGGTAATAAATCTCTACCTTCATTAGGTAAAGTTTCACCATTATAATAGGGGTAATATTCTGTATTATGAATCCAAAGATAAGCTTTATGATAATTTACTTTGTGTTCTATATCAAGTAAAAAATTAATGTAACCCACCCCGATAACGACATCATATTTCCTCGGAACCTTCCAGAGTAAGTCTCTATTAAGGTAGGTTACATCATCATAAGTCATTTCAGCAACGTCTCCTGTTACGTAAACGTCATATCCGTTTTTAGCTAAGTATTTTATAGTATTAAGTAGAACTTGTTCAGTTCCCCCTAATTCTCTATCTAATGGAGAAAATAAATCCTTATAATAACCTATATGAAATAAAACATTTAGTTTCATATTATTTATAACTATCTCCTCCAACCCATAATACTAACGATCTACGAGTGCCACTAGTTACAGGAGTAACTCTATGCATTAAATAAGAAGGAAATACTAAAACACATCCTTTTAATTTAGGAAGGTCTTCTGGATTTTTACCTCTTAAAATTTGAAAATCTCCACCTGTATAATCTTCAGGTCCTGTAAGTTGAACAGTAATACTAATTTTTCTTTGATTTAAGGGATATCCACCACCAACATCTAAATGATAGTCGTAATGTCCTCCATCCTGATAATATTCAGTATATTGGATCATTTCATTCATCCCATAAAGATTGAATTTCCAAAGAGCATTATTAGCTTCTTCGATCATTCCACCTAACTTATCATAGATCCATTTATAACCATCAACTTGGGGAATCCATGCTACTGCACTTTTTCTCATTTCATTATTTACAACACCAGCATCTGTTACACCTGCTGTTGTTAAACCCCAATTTTTTGATTCAGCTACAATTTGATCTACTTCGTCGAATGAAAAACCATTTTTAAACCAATACCATTCTAAAGGATCAATAGATGCGTTTTGTTGAAATTTATACATAACTTAGTTTATTGTGTGAATATAAATATAAAAAAGGAAGCGACCAAAATTGGTCGCTTCACTTCTTTTAATTGTTTATATTACTTGTTTTCAAGTCTCTCAACTCTAGCTTTTAACTCCTTAACAGCTTCGATTAATAATGGAACAATCTTTTCATACATTACTGTGCGGAAGTTTTCACCAGATTTTGATTTTTCAATCTTATTACCATTTTCGTCTTCAACATATTCTGTATCGAACGGAGCTAATCTAACAGCTTCTGGTAATATTGCTTCTAATTCATCTGCGAATACACCGACAATTCTATTTCTTGTATCGTATCCAAAGCTCGCTGCTAATTCATTATGGGTATAAGTTATACCTGTTAATGTAGTTAATTTATCAAGAGCATTATCTATTACTTTTACATTGTCCTTAAGTCTTCTATCTGAGTAATATGCTGTAATCTCACCAGTAGCTCTGATATCACCTGTTGGACCAGCAGGAGTATTAACACCTAAAGCTGATACGTTATTGGCTATTGAGTTACCTTTAGCACCTTGAGGACCAGTAGGACCTGTTGGGCCAGGAGCACCAGTACCACCAGCATTACCTTGAGGACCAGGTGAACCTGTTGAACCAGTATTACCCTTATTACCTTGAGGACCTGTTGGGCCAGGTGAACCTGTTGCACCTGTTGGACCTACGTTACCTTGAGGACCTAATTCACCTTTTTGTCCCTTAGCACCTTGAGGACCTGTAGGACCAGGAGCACCTGTTGAACCAGTAGGACCTACGTTACCTTGAGGACCTGTTGGACCAGGAGAACCAGTGTTACCTTTGTTACCTTGAGGACCTTGAGCACCTGTTGGACCTACGTTACCTTGAGCACCTTGAGGACCAGTTGGACCAGGAGAACCAGTATTACCTTTTGCACCTTGAGGACCTTGAGGACCTGTTGGACCAGGAGCACCTGTAGCACCTGTTGGGCCTACATTACCTTGAGGGCCTAATTCACCTTTCTGACCTTTAGCACCTGTTGGACCTTGAGCACCAGTGTTACCTTGAGCTCCCTGAGGACCAGGAGAACCATTATTACCTTTAGCACCTTGAGGACCTGTTGGACCAGTTGGACCAGTAGGGCCAGTAGCACCTGTTGAACCAGTATTACCTTTGTTACCTTGAGCACCTTGAGGGCCAGTAGCACCTACTTCACCTTTTTGACCCTTAGCACCTTGAGGACCAGTAGGACCAGTAGGACCTACGTTACCTTGAGGACCAGTAGCGCCAGTATTACCTTTGTTACCTTGAGCACCTTGAGGGCCAGTAGGACCAGGAGCACCTGTTGAACCAGTATTACCTTTAGCACCTTGAGGACCTGTAGGACCTGTTGGACCAGTTGGACCCGTTGGACCTGTAGCACCTGTATCTCCTTTAGCACCTACGTTACCTTGAGCACCTTGAGGACCTTGAGGACCAGTAGCACCTATTTCACCTTTTTGACCTTTAGCACCTTGAGCACCTGTTGGACCTACGTTACCCTGAGGACCTGTAGGACCTGTAGGGCCTGTAGCACCTGATGTACCACTTGAACCAGAAGTTCCTGATGAACCTGATGTACCAGCAGCACCTGTTGCACCTTGAGGACCTGTTGGACCAGTTGGGCCAGTAGGACCTGTAGCACCAGTATTACCTTTTGCGCCTTGAGGGCCTGTTGGACCTGTTGGACCTACGTTACCCTGAGGACCTGTTGGACCTGTAGGGCCTGTAGCACCTGATGTTCCTGAAGAACCAGATGTACCACTTGAACCTGATGTACCAGCAGGGCCTTGAGCACCCTGAGCACCTTGAGCACCCTGAGCACCAGTATTGCCTTTAGGACCTTGTGGACCTGTTGGGCCTATTTCACCTTTTTGGCCTTTAGCACCCTGTGGACCAGTAGGACCTACGTTACCTTGAGGACCTACAGGACCAGTAGCACCTGAAGTTCCACTAGAACCACTTGTACCACTTGAACCTGATGTACCAGCAGGGCCTTGGGCACCTGTATTACCTTTTGCACCTTGTGGACCTGTAGGGCCAATTTCACCCTTTTGTCCTTTATTACCTTGAGGACCAGTAGGACCTGTAGCACCAGATGTACCTGAGGATCCTGAAGTACCTGAAGTACCACTAGAACCAGAGGTTCCTGATGTACCAGATGAACCACTTGTACCTGATGAACCTGAAGTACCAGATGTACCATTTGAACCTGAAGTTCCAGAAGTTCCTGAAGAACCTGAGGTACCAGATGAACCTGAAGTACCTGATGAACCTGAACTACCTGATGTACCAGATGAACCACTTGTTCCACTTGTACCATTTGAACCAGATGTTCCGCTTGTACCGCTTGAACCTGAAGTTCCTGATGAACCTGAAGTTCCATTTGAACCTGAAGTTCCACTTGTA